GCTTTAAAACTTGGATTAATAGATGAGATACTTTAAATTAAACAAATAGGAATAAATGGAACTCTTAATGTATTATATAGATTTTGTATTGTATGGTTTGTTGGTTACTTTAATAGGTGGGTTACTTTATAACAATTATAAAATGATTACAAGGATTGATTTGTTAGAAGATAAATTAACAACATCTTATTTTTCATCTTTGTATTTACTTGAAGGATTTCTGTCAATTGATCTAAATGGTGCATTTAGAACTGATGATGAGATAGAAGATAAGTTTAAAAATATAGAAGTTTTGGTATTAAACAATTTTAAAATATTGGAAGAGTTAAATATTGATATATTGAATAATTTTGAAATTCAACAAAAAATATTAAATGTAGAATACTTATTAGAAAATATTACAAAGGTTGAGGCTGATGAGAAATCTTTACAGTTTACTCAACTAAAAAATAAGAAGAATAAAACCTATATTAAGAAATGAGGATAAATTTTTGATAAAGTCAATTAAAAAAAGAGCGCAGGATTTAAAGACACAGACTGGACAAGTGGTTTTATTATCATCTGGTTCAACGAGGACAATGTATTTCACACCAGAAACCCAAGATTTAATTATTCAGTTTCAAGGTACGGAAAACCAATCTTCTAAAAATAGAATATTTAAAAAGATATATCCGGCATTTGATAGAATTGCTCATAATTTAATATATAAATATAAATTAAATACAGATGAACAATCTTTCACTGATTTAAAGAATGAAACGGTAACACATTTATATCAGAAGATACATCTGTATAACCCAGAAGTTGGTGTAGCATTTAGTTATTTTACAGTCACTGCACTACATTATTTGTTATTAAACAAACAAAAGTATCAAAAAATTAATTTAAATAAAGTCAATTTGGATACATTAGATCCACATTTTTCATTAGATTTAGAGATATTTGAACAAAGATCTAATTCTGAATCTATATCAGCAAATGATAAAATTAATAAATTTATTGAATATTTTACGGAAAATATACATATACATTTTCCAAAAGAGGGTGACAGAGTAATATCAGAAGTTATATTACAGATGATAGAAAATAATAAAACAGTTGAATTACCAATGAAAAAGAAATCAATATATTTTTTAATAATGGATCAAACCGCTTGTACAAAACCTGATTTAATAAGAGTTTGTAAAAGATTACAAAAGATATATAATAGAGTTAATTTTAATGAGGATTAATTTTGGATATAAATAGTGATTTGTTTAAAGATAAACAACAGAATGAAATGTCGTTATCAACAGTATTTTCTGATATATATGAAAATCAGTTAGATAAGAGTAATGAAATAAAATCAACAATTAAAACAATGATGGTACACGTTAAAGATATAAATGATGTAACGATGTTAATGCCTTTAATTAGAGATTTAATTGAACTGGGTGTAAAGAACGATGATCAATTAGTAAAATTATCAACTATTATGCAGAGATATATAGCGACAAAAGATAAAGAAGTTATTGGTAAAACTTCTCTTTGGGATGAAAATGAAAGAGAGGAATTATTACAATTACTTAATGAATCGAATGTTGTAGATGAAGAAGCTAAAAAGTTAGAAGAAATTGGATTAAGAGTTAAAAATTTAAGTTTAGAGGAAGAAAATGGACTTAGAGAATAATATAGGATTACCTGGATTTAATTACAGAGCTAATGGTGAATCATTTGATATACAGCCAGCGGAGGTAATAGAGTGTAATTATAAAGACAATTCTCCGGAAATGATATATAGTATAAAAGTTGTTCCTTTATACTCTAATTCTCCGAGAACTTTGGAAATGGCAATAAGTGCAAGACCTTTGGATTACAATACAAAGAAAATGCCACTTGTTGGTGAAGTTGTTATAATTTTAAGAGCGCCGGGTCCTGGAGCAGGTGGAATCGGACAATCAACACAAAATTATTATTTATCTTCACCAGTCTCAATTCAGTCATTAATACATCACAATGTTTTACCAGATATTACGAAGGTAACACCTAATAAAACCTTTAACAAAAATACATTTGGTGATGCCTCAATAGGACATTTTTCAACAAATAGAGTAAATGAACAGGCAAAATTTGCTGAATCTTTTGTTGAAAAAACAAACGTAAGACCAATTCAACCTTTCGCAGGAGACACAATTTATGAAGGAAGATTTAATCAATCAATTAGATTTTCATCGACACTAAAAAATACAAAAGATTATTCAGTAGAGAGTTCCTGGAAACAAGGAAATTCGACACACGGCGATCCGATAACAATTATTAGAAATGGTTCGTTTAAAACACCCTCAAAAGTAAATTCATTTATAGTTGAAGATCCTCAAAATGATGTTTCCTCAATCTGGTTGACCCAGGGACAAACAATACCATTTAAACCAAAATATAATAATTACAAATCGATTGATCGTTTAAGTGTTAATTCTTTTAAAGTTGGACAAAATTTCACTGGTAATCAATTAGGTTTGTTTAGTGATAGGATAATAATTGGTTCTAAGAAACACGAATTAATTATACAATCTGAAGGTGGTGTAGCAGTTAATTCAAATAAAAGTGTTGCGTTTGATTTGAAAGAAACATTTGAAGTTAATTCAAAAAGAATTAATTTAGGGTTTAATGCTCAACAACCAGTTTTAATGGGTGATGATACTGGTGAATGGTTAAACCTCGTTATGACATCATTAATAAAATTAACAAATTTAATGGTTCTTGAAATTCATTTAACAGGAACAGGTCCTTCATCACCACCAATACAGGCTCCTGGATATTCAGCTATCGCGGCAGAATTGGCAGCATTACAGGTAAAAATACCATTATTAAAAAGTAAATTAGTTTATTTAAATAAATTTTAAAATTTTATATTTTTTCAAATAATTATACATATAAAAGGAAGTTATGGATAAGTCACAATTAATTAGTTTAATTAATAAAATAGTAGAAGAAAAGGTGTTGGAAACTGCATCAATTATGAGTGAAGAAATTATGTCTGTTGTAAATGAACAAATGGAGAATCTATTGAAAACTTCAAATTTATTAAGAGAAAATAATTCGAAGGTATTACCAAAAGAAAATTCAAGAGAAATGATAAGAGAGTCTATCAGAAATAGTGTTGGGTTTGATACAATACCATCTCACAATTTTACATCAAAAGATGTTGCACCTCAATATGCAGAAAGGATACCATCATTAGTCAATTTAGGAAGGATACCAACATTGGAATCAACTGGTGGTGGTGTAGGAGTTACAAAGGATGGTAAAATTCAAGTTCATACAGAGACAATTTTAGATTCAGTGAATAATCCAAATTTAGATCAATCTTTAAAAGATGCGTTTACAAAAGATTATTCAGCAATGTTAAAAAGGAAAAAATAAAATATTAGTTCATTCATAAAAAATATAGATGTAGATAATATTAAAAGATTTAATAGAACAGATATTAAATCTTTAGGAATTGACTTACCTTTAACAGATAGAAATGGTAGATTATTTCCTAAAACATTTACAAGTGAAGAACAAGGTATAGCAAATTTTAAAAACTTATTATTAACTCGGGTCGGTGAACGTTATTTTCACCCTGATTTTGGTACATTGATAATTGATAGTTTATTTGAAAATAATATAAATACAATTAGAACAAAGATATCAGAGTCAATCCATACAGCAACACAATATTGGTTGCCTTATATATTAATTGACAACCTTAGAGTAACAATACCCACAAAAGAAGATCTGAATGGAATAGACAATCCAAATGATTTAGATAATATAATAAGAATTTTAATAGAATTTAGTGTAGGACAAGAAGGAATTGGTAGGTCAATCACACTTGGTTTGAATAACACAGGTGACGCGAGGATAATAAGTGAGTAACAATATAATAAATAAAGAGATTAATTATTTAGGACGTGATTTTGGAGAATTTAGAAATAACCTAATAAAACACGCACAAACATATTTTCCGACTGTATATTCAGATTTTAATGAATCAGATCCGGGTATGTTATTTATTGAGGGTTCGGCTTATGTTGGAGATGTATTAAGTTTTTATACTGATATCGCATTGAGAGAAAACTTACTACCTTACGCACAAGAAAGAGGGAACGTTTATGATTTAGCAAGGTCACTTGGTTACAAACCTAAAAATGTCACATCAGCGGCAACAGATTTGGAAGTTTACCAAATACTTCCATCTATAGGAATTGGAGAATCAACATCACCAGATTATACTTATGCGATAACATTAGAAGGAAATTCAACAGTTAGATCAAAAAATAATTCTGATGTTGTTTTCAGAACAGTTAATTCAGTAAACTTTAATTTATCATCTTCATTAGACCCAACAACAATAACAGTATATGAAGTAGATATTCTAACAAGTGAGCCAACATATTATCTATTAAAAAAGAAAACGAAGGCAACGGCAGGTAGAATTAGATCATCTGTTCTAAATTTTAATGAGCCAATGATTTATGATAAAATTACAATAGATGGTAGAAATATCGCATCTATAATAGATGTTACAGATTCTGATGGTGATCTTTGGTATGAAGTTCCGTATCTGGCAACAGACACTATATTTGTTCAGGTTCCAAATACAAGAAAAAATGACCCAGAACTATTTCATTATAATCAAACAGTTCCTTATCTATTAAAATTAAAAGAAGTTCCGAAAAGGTTTGTCTCAAGATTCAAGGCAAATGGTGATTTAATTTTACAATTTGGGTCAGGTTTAAGTTCAAAAAATGATGAGGAGTTAATACCAAATCCTGATTTAGTGGGGACAAGTTTAACAGGTTTTGAAAATTATAATTTAGATTATCCGATTGATCCATCTAATTTCTTATACACAAAGACCTATGGTTTGGTTCCACAAAATACACAATTAACGGTTAGATATACTACTACTAATGGTATAATAGATAATATTGGATCTAATGAATTAACGGTTCCAGATAAATTAAATATTACATTGGATGCAGAAAATTTAGATAATAGTTTAGTTAATTTAATTAAAAGAAGTGTTGCGTTTAACAATCCAATATCCGCAACTGGTGGTAATAATTTTGAATCATTAGAAGATATAAAATTTAACGCAACAGCACACTTTTCAACACAAAATAGAACAATTACAAAAGAAGACTATATTGTTAGAACTTATGCCTTACCTGCAAAATATGGAAGTATTGCGAAGGCATATATAGTTCAAGATGATCAGATAAATCCAGAAAATGAAACGGAGTCTCAATACATATCAAACCCACTAACATTGAATTTATATATATTATCTTATAACAGTGATAAGAATTTAAGTAAATCTAATATTGCATTAAAAGAAAATTTATCAACTTATTTATCACAATACAGACCACTCACTGATGCTGTGAATATTAAAGATGGATTTATAATAAATATTGGAATTGAATTTGAAATATACATAAGACCAGAGTATAATTCAAATGAGGTTTTGGTTAGAGCGATAAATAGATTAAAAGATATTTTTAATATTGATAAATGGCAAATTAATCAACCTATTTATATAGCAAATGTTTATACAGAATTAGATAAAGTCGAAGGAGTTCAGACCGTAGTTAAGGTTAATATTATTAATAAGTTTGACAGTGATTTGGGTTATAGTGGAAATATTTATGATATAAATGAAGCAACTAAAAATGGTATTATATACCCTTCATTAGACCCATCAGTTTTTGAAATAAAATATTTAAATAGAGATATAGTCGGAAAAGTTCTTAACAATAATTAATTATGACAAATGGAATAGGAAATATAATATCAGAAGAAACACTTAATAAATTAATAGTTAAAAATTATTTTAATGGAATTCTTCCGAGTGAAATACAGTTTGGTTCATTTACAAAAGAGGCATCGAATACAAATATTGTAAAAATAAATACAGTGAGTAGAGATGGAAATGGTAATATAATATCTTACAATGAAGATGATAAAAATAAATCTTTATTAAGTGTTCCACAATTAGCATTTAGATTTAATACGAATATTGTTAAATATGTTACAAATTATGTATTTGATGAGTTAATGTCATCAGTCTCAGAATTAGAAATTCAACAGATGACAATTAACAGTTTAGAATTCAAGTTACTGGAATTACAAGCATCTATAGCCGCATCTAAACAAGAGGTAATTGGACTTACAAATATAAACAACCAACAACAATCAACAATCAATCAATCGCAAATATTGATAGATAGTTTAACAAACCAGGCATTAGATATTGCTAATAAGTTAAGTGAGGAAGTTAAAAATACATCAACTGCATCTTCTAAGGCATTAAAGGCAATTACAGAGTCAATCAAAAGTGATCAAGATAGTAAATCTAAAATGATAGATGATTTACAAAAAGAAATATCTAAACTAAAAGATACGTTGATTAATGATAAAAAAACAAATACAAATGATAAAGGTAGAGACACCAAAACGGTTAATCCTTTAAATGTTTCGGATAAACAAATAGATGGAAATTTAAAAATTGATAGTATTTTAAATATTGGGTTTACGGCAGAAGAAACTAAAAAGAAAAAAGCAGATGTAACGGTTGGTGGTAATAACAGTAACACATCTCAGGTTGCTGCGATAGCGGCTGAGAATAAAATGACAGAGGCTGAAAAGAAAGCATTTAAGAAGAAACAAGAACGAGATGATTTAATATTAAATAACTCAAACAAATTATTAGCGGAAATAGCGATAGGTAGTTGGTATAGATTCCACAAACAAGAACCATCATTATATCAGTTGTTTGAGAGAAGAGATGAGCAAAATATCAAAAAATTAACTAATACAGTTACACCAAATTCTGGTAATATTCCGGTTAATCAATTAACATCAAAAGACATCGATTATCTTTTAACTATATTTAAAGAGTATTGGATAAATACACCGTATAATGATATATATTCAAAAGGAACGGCATACAGCGATATTGAACAGGCAAAATTTGAATTAATATACCCATTGTTAAAGGGTGTGAGACAATACAATAAAGGTCCTGCTCATTTTTTATACTCTGTTAATATTTTTAATGACAAAAAGATCTCAGATAAGAAATACTCTTATGTTAAATTTTAGAGAAATTAATGCTAAATAAATATACAAATAGTGAATTAATATTAAATAATCAACTTCCCTTATTAGGTTCGAGGTTGAGTAGAGAAGTATTGAAACTTTTAAAGGGACAATACTATTCACCTATTTTTATAGAACCAACAGGGGCTGATAATATTTCAGTAGAGTTCCACGTATATAGTTTTGATAATGGATACCTGATTGGTAATCACAAAACACAAAATTATAAACTTGGAACAAATTCTTCAATAGAAACAATTGAATTAGATGTTCATAAGGATATTTCATCTTTTGGATTTATTAGAGGTAGTTATAAGTTTGTTTACAACTTCCACAAGAATTGGATTGGTTCACACCAGGGACAAGAAAAATTATTTATATCAGAAATATCACCCTCGAGAACGGAGTTAAAACTAAAATTAACAAATATATACGATGAAAATTTAAAGAGACAGATTGTTAGTTTTAACTCTGAGGTTGGTAGTGAAACAACATTTTGGAAAAATTACATACTTAATTTTAGTGATAATAACATATCTGATATTTTAAATGTGTATGTTGATTTAAAGAATTTTGAAATATTTGTTAAATTACACGAACCACTTGATGAGAATATAACAGAGAATACAGTTTGTTTTATTTCAACTGAATTGATGTCACCCTACATTGATAAGATAAATGTAATACCAAAAGAAATTTTTAAATCTGGAACAAGACTAAAAGGTCCAAATACAGATATAGATTTAGATTATAATCTTAATCAAGAAACAGAGTTTAAGAACTGGAACCAATTGGTTGCATCCGGAAAATCCTCACAACAATTAATTGAGTCATTATTTAATGAAGAACAAATAAAGGGCGTTAGAATAAATGTTGATTATTCTGATTTAAAAAACTTTATACATTTTAGTAACGCAGAAGAAAGAGTAGAAAACTTTATATATAAAGTAAAACTGATTGAAGACTATGATTTAAGAATAGGCGATTTAGAACTTATAACTGGCAGTTTAGCAGGAGAAAAGGATAGGGTATTAAAAACTAAATATCAATTGATAAGAGGGTTTGATGACTTTGAGAAATATTTATATTTTGGAGTATCTGGTAGTTTATACTCATTCCCTGGCACGGCTTCAATAGAACCATATCCTAAGTTTATACCAACATCTTCTGGCGTTTGGTTTTTAACCTGGGGAGAAATATATGAACAATGGTCGGCTTTCAATATGGTGTGGTCTCAGGTTACAGGTTCAACAACTATCATTTCAACAGGTAGTTTAACATATCCATACACTTTGAAAACCTTTGAATCTGACCACGCATACGGTTGGTATTTAAATGCAAAAGAAACAGCAAGAATATTTGATAAACAAAATCCTAATGCTTTAAGATGGTCACTTCCTGGACACATTGTAAACGATGAATTAAATACTGGTGCAGTTTTATTTATGGATATGTTAGGTCAACATTATGATTTAATTTGGACTTATATAAAGGCAATAAATAATATTCATTCAAAAGAAGAACATCTTAAAGATGGTCTATCACCTGACCTAATATATCATTATGCTAAGAACTTTGGCTGGACACTTGTAAATGGTAAAAGAACTCAAGAACTATGGGAGAACTTTTTAGGAGCTACAGCTGAAAATCAGAAATTACAAAGTGGTTCATTTGGAATTAAAACAATTGATTATGATAGTTCAATTAAACAGATTTGGAAAAGAATAGTAAACAACTTGCCTCACATTTTAAAAACCAAAGGAACCAACAGAAGT